AAATACCTCACCGGGGTCATTGCTGGCCTACAGGCGGCGCTGGATGCTGTGAAAATAGCGCAGAAACAGTACGAAGAAGATTGATTTTTTGTGGGGGATGGAATCAGGCCACATCCCCCATTATATTCTGGCCTGCTGTTAAGGAGCTTTTATGTCAGTTGCTGATATTGATACGGAAAAAACGCAAGAAAATGCTGAAGCCTTGGCTTCTCGCCTACCCGACCCAGTAGGGTACAAAATGCTGGTTGTAAAACCAGAAATCGAAGCGCGTTCTGAAGGCGGTATTTTGAAGCCTAAAGAGTTCTTGGATAGAGAAAAAGCTGGTGCAGTAGTAGGGCTTGTCCTTAAACAAGGCGATCTTTGCTACAAAGATGAGGATAAGTTTCCCTCTGGCCCGTGGTGTAAGGAAGGGGATTTTGTCCTTATCGGAGCCTATAGAGGCTCTCGTTTTTCCGTAGACGGACAGGAGTTTGTCATTATTAACGACGACATGATCGAAGGTGTCGTTGCCGATCCTCGTGGAATTAACCGCGCATACTAGGAGTAAATCATGGCTGAAATAGATGACGATTTTGGTGCTGAAGAGGAAGTCTACGTCGTAGGCTCCAACAAGGACAAACCCAAAGATGAAGTAGAAATCGAGATTGTCGATGACACTCCTGAAGAGGACAAAGGCAGAAAGCCCTTAAAAGCAGACAAGGAAGAAACGCAGGAAGATGAGCTAGACAAATACTCTGATGGCGTTCAGAAAAGATTCAACCAGCTTACTCATCGGTATCACGATGAGCGCCGCGCTAAAGAAGCCCTAGAAAAGCAGAATAGCGAAGCGGTAGCACTGGCGCAGGCCATTCTTGCTGAAAACGAAAAGCTCAAGCAGACCCTTACTTGGGGACAGCAAGAGTACGTTAATGAAGTAAACGCCAAGATTGACTACGCACAGAAGCTGGCCGAAGATAAGTACCGTCGTGCTTATGAGTCAGGTGATACGGAAGGGGTTTTGGATGCACAAAGAGCGCTACAGGATGTAGCTGTTCAGAAGTCCAGAATGAGCGATTTTAGACCGCCTATTCCTGAAGTAGAGCAACGTGAAAATAATGCTTTACAACAGCCACAACAACCTGTATATAATCAACCTCATATAGAGCAGCAGAAACCACAAGCGCCTGTACGCGACCCTAGAGCGGAAGAATGGGCTTCCAAAAATCCTTGGTTCGGTGCAGATGAGGAAATGACCTCCTTGGCTTATGGCTTGCACTCTAAGCTGGTAAATTCGGGTGTCGATCCGCAGTCAGATGAATACTATGCGACTATCGACAAACGCATCAGGGATGTATTTCCTGAATACTTTGGAAAGACGAAAGAAAAGCCGCGAACCTCGTCCCCCGTGGCTCCTGCTGGCAGGTCAACTGCAAGTAGGAAAGTGACGCTAAATCCACATCAAGTGGCCCTAGCAAAGAAACTCGGCGTTCCATTAGCAGAATACGCTAAACACGTCGCTAAACTGGAGCAGCGCAATGGCTAATATCCAAATAGATAGAAAACAAAGAACCAATGAAACACGGGAAGATGAGGTACGTCAAGTATCTTGGAGGCCCGCGCACGATCTGCCGACTCCCGCACCACAGGACGGCTATGTATTTCATTGGAAACGTGTATCTATGGTAGGCCAAGCCGACCCCGCTAATATGGCTAAGGCGCGTCGTGAAGGATGGGAACCGTGCAAAGCGGAAGATCATCCTGAAATGCTGGCAGATTTCGCCGCTTTTGGGCTGCAAGCCACAGGGATCATTGAAATTGGTGGTCTCGTGCTCTGTAAGTCTACTGTTGAGAACGCACTGGCGCGTAAGGCGTACTATGAAAACGCAACTCACGCTCAGACTCAAGCAGTAGATCAGAACTTTTTACGTGAAAATGACCCGCGTATGCCTCTCTTTAAGGAAGGCAGGACAAAGGTTTCTTTCGGTCGCGGTTCCTGATTATTCGGGGCCGCTTAAAATTATTTAGGAGTTTACTATGCCTAGTGTTTTCAATCCCGGCCCCTCCGGTTTCCTCCCGGTAAACCTGCTGGGTGGTCGTGTATATGCGGGTTCAACCCGACACATCCCGATTGCTTCTGGTTATGCTCAGAACATCGGTTTTGGTGATCTTGTCGCTCTTGACGCTAACGGTCAGGCCGTTCGTGTTGATACCTCTGCTGGTGCTAAGGCTGACTTTAATACCGCAAAGGTCATTGGTGTCTTCCTCGGTTGCGGTTATTCACAGACCTCTGGGCTGAAATATACGCTTAACGCTCAGAACTGGGTGTCAGGCACCACTGCTTCTGATGTTTATGCTGTTGTCGTAGATGACCCGGATGCCATTTTTCAGGTAACTCTGACCAATGCTTCTGGTGTTCAGTACACCTCTTCTGCGGCTACTCAGTCCAATGTTGGTAACAACATCGGTTACTACCAGCCCGCTACGTTCGTTAATGCCTCTGGCAATAGCACCGTGTCTGCAAACCTTGCGTCTGCAACTACCACCAGCACCCTGCCCTTCCGTATTATTGACGTAGTGCAGGAAAGTGCCCTACCGTCTGATGGATCGTTTACGCAGGTTCTGGTTACGTATAACTTCGGTCTGCATTTCTATCGTCAGGCTACAGGCATCTAAGGAGTAATTATCAATGGCTGCTATTTCACGCGCGCAACTACTTAAAGAACTGCTCCCCGGCCTGAACGCCCTGTTCGGTCTGGAATACGCACGTTATGGTGAAGAATGGAAAGAACTGTTTGAGATCGAAAGTTCTGACCGTTCCTTTGAAGAAGAACAGAAGCTGTCCGGTTTCGGCGCTGCTCCTGTAAAGAACGAAGGCTCTGCTATCACCTATGACACCGCTCAGGAAGCATGGTCTACCCGATACACCCACGAAACCATCGCTCTTGGCTTCTCTCTGACCGAGGAAGCTGTAGAAGATAACCTGTATGACTCTCTGTCTGCTCGTTATACTAAGGCGCTGGCTCGTGCTATGGCGTACACCAAGGAAGTCAAGGGCGCTAACGTGCTCAACAACGGCTTCAACGCTAACTACCCCGGCGGCGACGGCAAACAGCTTTTCAGCAACGCTCACCCGTTGGTTAATGGCTCTACCCTGTCTAACGTACCTTCTACCCCCACTGACCTGAATGAAACTTCTCTTGAGAACGCCGTCATTCAGATTTCTCTGTGGACTGACGAACGTGGACTGCTCATCGCAGCAAAACCGAAGAAGCTGATTATTCCTCCGGCTCTTCAGTTCGTTGCTACCCGTCTGTTGGAAACCCAGCTTCGTGTTGGCACCACCGACAACGACATCAACGCTCTGGTTAACAACGGCTCTATTCCGGGCGGCTACAGCATCAACCACTTCTTGACCGACACGAACGCTTGGTTCTTGCAGACTGACGTTCCTAACGGCCTGAAGCACTTCGTTCGTGCTGCTCTGGCTACCTCTATGGATAGCGACTTCGATACCGGCAACGCCCGTTACAAGGCTCGTGAAAGGTACTCGTACGGTTGGAGTGACCCGCTGGCTATGTTCGGCTCGCAGGGCTAAACCTTGTAAATCAAGGACTTGGAAGGGGCTTCGGCCCCTTTCTTTGGATAAAATTATGAACAAAACTATTTTTGAAGGTAATAAAGCATTTATCGGCGCTGAACATGGGAAGCCCCTATTTTTGTCTGAAGTCGATAAGAGAAAGGTTAAAGCCATAGCAGGTAAATACGGTGTTTGGTACGAAGGCGCGGGGGGTGATGTTGAATCTAACGCAAGTTTGTTTGCGCCTGAAGACTACGAAGGGTCGTGGGATGACAAGTTTGCTGGCTCTGTACAAGGCTATCCCTATGAGTTTTTGTACACGATTTTCACTAATACCTCGGTTAACAAGCAAGCAAAAGCCTTGACTGCTCCCAGCAAAACCATATTCGCCAGCATCATGGCCGCACAAGAAAAAGTAGGCTACTTCAAAGACAGAAAATTTGGAGAAAATACTCTGCGAAAATTTCTTATAAATTGTGCAAGTGTGGGCATAAATTTCTTGGTGATGAGCCAGAAGAAAGCTACTGCGGATAACGTGGCCCAGTTTCTTAAAGCGGGCGAACAGTTGATGTGGCCTTCAAACTGGTCGGAGTACCCCAATGCTGCGGGTAAAGCTATGAAAAAAGCCGAAGAAGCTAGGATAAAGTTCCTTAAAAGTGCCGCTTCTGGGGTATATGTAGTGGGTAAAGACCACTTAAAATTTTTAGTTGACACGCACCGAAAACCCTAGTATAAGAAAACTAAATCTGGGACTTTTTATTTTGCCTGTCAGACTGGCCCAGCAGACTAGCACACGATTTCAGGCGCAAGTGCATGAGGAAATTCGATGGCTTTTTCAACCTTCTCTGGCCCAATTCGCTCTGGTACTGTTCGTTACGGTACTGGCAATAATACCGGCGTTGCCGTTCTCGCACAGTCAGCCTCTCTTGGTCTGACTACTTCTGTTGCCTGCGTCCTCCCTGCTGGTGCACAGATTCTGAATATCTTCATTGACGTAACCACTACGTTCACTACCAGCTCGACGCTGGCTGTTGGCGACGGCACCACTGCTGATAAATACGTCACGGCGATTACCACTCCTACTGCTGGCCGTCAGACTATTACGTTCACCGCAGCGCAGCTCACGGCTATGTCTAACATTGGCACTACTGATGTGGCGGTAACTATCACTATGGCAGGCACCACTGCTGTTGCAGGTGCGGGATTCATTACCGTTGTCTATGCACAGAAAGCTAGCGATGGCTCACAAGACCCAGCAACTCCGTAAGTAGTTAGCAAATGGTTACACCAGTGGAACCGCAAGTTATAGTAGACGCTGTTATCGCACTGGTCGGTGCTTTGTTTGGTTGGTTGTTCAAGATGGTCTGGGATGCTATCAAAGAGCTACAGAAAGACATCAAGGATACCAACCAAACTATCCATGAAAGCTACGTCAGAAAAGACGACTACCGCGTTGAGATTGCTGAGATCAAAGGCATGTTCAACCGGATAATGGATAAGCTAGACGGCAAGGTAGATAAACAATGACCAGACCTTCACGCGGAGTTGCCGCAATACAGAAAAAAGCCAGAGGAAATGATATGAAAGCTAAGAATGTTTCCATGAAAAAGACCAAGATGTCTGTCAAAAAGCCTATGGACAGAGCAAGCCTCGGCCCCGCTATGAGCGCCGGAGCTATTCCGGGCATGAAAATGGGCGGTTCTTGTAAGGGTTATGCTAAGGGCGGCTCTATTGATGGTGTTGCTAAGAAAGGCAAAACCAAAGGCAAAATGTGCTAAGAGGGTATTATGGCTAAACCATATCAAAAGTACAGTAAAACGCGCCGCCCCGTTAGTAAAACTCCCGGAAAAGTCAGTGCAACGCCGGAAAAACTCCCTGAGCCTAAGACCTCCCGCATAGGAAGAATGGCCTCTCGCACTCTCGGCGGGTTGGGGCTTATGGCTTACAGCCCTGCGGTTGGAGAAGGATCAGATAAGCCCAAAAACTATCCGGGAGAAGGGTTGAAAGCGAAGGAAAAATCTTCCCCTGCAAAGCCCACTGCTACCGGAATGGAGCGATATAGAGAACCTGCGACTTCGGCCCGTGCATCTTCTGCGGCGGCAAAGCCCGTGAGCGCCCCGGTGAAAGTTTCTGAATACCCGCCAAAAGGGTCGTCTATTGACACCACTGAGCTTAAACGCTATCGGGATACTAACGCAGCGGATAGTTCTAAAGCAAAACCTTCTACCCCCGCTTCCACTAAGCCGGTAAAACGCCCAGTGAAAAGCGCTAGCACCAGCTCTGCAAGTGCTAGAAAAAGTTCGGCAAGCGATAGATATGATCCAAACCTTGATTCTTCTGTAGCAGTGGGCACCACCGCCCGTGCTTCTATGGGGCCATCAGGTATGCGCTATGAAAATACTCCTCGCGGGCAGACTTTCAAAAAGGGCGGGTCTGTCAAAAGCCGTGGTGACGGCATAGCGCAACGCGGGCATACTAAAGGAAGGTTTGTGTAATGGCTGGGGGAGGACAGAATATAGGCGAGCTGCTGAATCAGCAGAACCCGATGGGGCAGTTTAATACGCAGTCTGGCTATAATAATTTTGCCTCCCCTAACCAGAACTTCATGCAGTATCCACAGCAGGGGCAGCCAAACCAGCCCACCCAACCACCGGACTTTATGCCTGTGCTGGCAAGCCAAACACCTCCTGTTATCAACACGGGTGGGCCTAATGCTGGAGGGGATTACCCAAGCACGAACATGGGTTTTGACGGCAGTGGGAGTGATAGCGGAGTTGGAGGGCAGCCTGTAACGCAGCCGCAGACGCCTTTACAGCAAGGTAATAAGCCTATAGGATTGAATCAATATCGTCCACAGCAAGGGCTTCAGATTCAGGGTAATCCAACTGCATCATTTGTGCAAAACCCCCAACAGAGATAAAACATGCAACCGCAAGTCCGATCACAGACAGCCGCAGGATCAACTTCTCCAATAGTCACAGACTACTACATCTCTCCGTTCAATGTAGGGTTTGGCGTTGTGGTATCTGGCACTGTTAACTACACCGTGCAGCATACCTTCGATGGTACTACATGGTTTGACCATCCAACCATAGCAAGTAAAGGCACTAATCAGGACGGCAACTATGCTTTTCCTGTACTACAAGTTCGCCTAACAGTAAACTCAGGGGGTGGTACGGCTACTCTCACGCTGATTCAGGCGGGTAAACCCTAATGCCCTATGTGGGTGGTTGGGGTACTGGGCCTTGGGGCACTGGGCCTTGGGGCACAACAGGCGCCGTTATTTCGTATGTAGGGTTTACAGGCGTTGCCAATCTCGCAAACACTTCGACAGGAACGGCGATTAGCGTTGTCGCTAATGCCTATAGTGATTTTGGTGATGACGTAGGGGACCACGGTGTTGTTGATCTATACACCACATATGTACCGCTCCCCACTGATTCCTTCATATCTATGGAGTCTACAGGATACGTCCTGCAAGAATCCGACAGCAAAATTTACCTAGAGACCTAATCAATGCCTGACACAAAAATCTCAGCAATGCCCGGTGCAGCTACCCTCACGGGTACAGAGATTGTGCCGTTGGTTCAAACTGGGGCTAATGTTCAAACGACAGTAACCAATTTTGTTGGGCAGGCTCTTGACGTTACTCCTGCCACGATACCCAGAGGTGGTACCAACCTAACAACCTACACGCTGGGGGATACTCTCTACTCCTCTGCTGCGAACACGTTAGCAAAGCTGGCGGGCAACACCACCACTACGCAGAAATTCTTGACTCAGACCGGCACAGGTGCAGCTTCTGCTGCACCTGTATGGAAAGCGCTTAGCCCATCTGACATAAACACTCAGTACGGTGCGTTTCATTACGACTATACCACTACCCTGACAAGCACTATTAACGGTACTGTTGGTACTATTCCAGTTGTCTCCACGACAGGTTTTTCTTCGACTGGTGCACTCATCATTGGTAACGAGATTATCACGTACACGGGTATTACAGCTACTTCGTTTACCGGGTGTACTCGCGGGGTAAATAGTTCAGTAGATAGCACACATACGGCTGGTGCTTATGTAGGAGGAGCGCAGGTTGCTACAGCAAACACGGCTACTTTGCTTCAGATCAATACAGTCGATCTCAGTAATGGTGTGTCGCTTAACACTACGACAAATGAGTTATCGGTAGCAGTAGCAGGCACGTACAACCTCGCTTTTAGCATCCAACTATTTAACACAGGTAACAGCCAAGATTTTAGCAATGTTTGGTTCGTACTTGATGGGGCAAATATAGCCTCTACAGCGAGTTGGGCAACTACGGCGGCGAGATCGGGGCAAGTACCCGGAGCAGTAATTATGGCTGCTAATGTGTTTTTGACGCTGACAACATCCAATAAAGTCACTATGAAATGGTTAACTACCAATGGAGATACTTCCGTTGTAACCTATGCGCCTAGCGTAAGCCCGTCATATCCGGCAGCCCCTGCTGTCATCGTAACCGTCAATCAGGTGTCTTAATGGCTAAAGAAATCTGGGACAAACCAAGGCCGAAAGGATTGGGCAAACCGAAGAAACTAAGCTCGGCTAAAAAGACTGCGGCCAAGGCTATGGCTAAAAAAGCAGGTCGTCCGTATCCGAATCTCGTTGATAACTTAAGAGCTGCGAGGAAGAAATAATGGCTAAATCACCTGCATGGACTAGAGCAGAAGGTAAGAATCCGAAGGGCGGCCTCAATGCAAAGGGTCGCGCTAGTGCTAAAGCTCAGGGCATGAACCTGAAACCCCCCGCTCCTAAACCCAAAACAGAAAAAGACGCAGCTAGGCGTAAGTCATTTTGCTCCCGTATGAAGGGTATGAAAAAGGTTAATACCTCTGCTAAGACAGCTAAAGACCCTAACAGCCGTATAAATAAAAGTCTGCGTGCTTGGAATTGTTAACTAGGAAAAGCTATGGCAACTTACTTTACTCTCGATTTGGTGCCGCAAGGCGGTGGGTTGCTAGGGTCTCCTGTGTCTGTTGGAGTGGTAAACAACGGCACAACCTTTGCCGTTCCTATCTTTGAAGACGAAGCGTTAACTATACCACTGGCTAACCCCTTCAACATAACTACTACAAACATACACTTTTGGGTAGCTAATGGGGCAATAAGCTACGACATCCTTCTTAATGGGGGCAATCTTTTATCCCCTGTTACGATCAGCAACATCTGGACGTTACCGGGGCCGATCTGGGCTGATGTGTCTACATTTTGGGAAGACCGTGCCTCCGAGTGGGCGTACATTTCTCCCTACATTGTCGCCGTGGCTTCTCGGTCTGAAGAGGCAATGTGGACGCCAGACATGGCGGAAATCATTGAAGAAGCCTATGAGCGATGTGGGGTCGAGGTTCGTACCGGCTACCAATTCCGCACTGCTAGGCGCAGCTTGAATCTACTCTTTCAAGAGTGGGCTAATCGTGGGTTGAACCTCTGGACTATCGAGCAGGGCGAAATTCCTTTGAATGTCGGGCAGGTTGCCTATGAACTGCCGAATGATACTGTTGACCTGATAGAGCATGTAATACGCCAAAACCAAGGCAGTCAGTACAATCAGGTTGACCTGCAAATCTCACGCATCGCGGTGCCTACATACGCCACTATACCCAATAAACTCGCACAGGGTAGACCTATTCAGCTTTATGTAGACAGGCAAGCACCGACTCCGATTGTCCGAGTGTGGCCTACTGCG